TGACAACACAGTTACAGTAGTTTTTGATAATATGCCCTTTACAACTCCAGGTAAGAATAAAAAATATGTAATGGTAACTTTAGAATTTACACAGTCAACAACGCAACCCCAGGGAGAAGCTAAAACCTATTATGCAGGAACTATAAGATGTGCAGTAATGACACCTTCAAATAAAGGAAGTGCTGTAGCTGCTGCCATATCGGAGTCCGTAATAGATGGACTAACTTCTGTAAACGCCTCCAATTACACCGACACTTTCTCGGTATCTCCCAGAGTAAGTCAAATCAGTGGACCGACATCAGTAGTAACGGATAACCAAAGTCATTATATGAGTGCAATAAACTGTACTTTCAGTGCCAATGATTAAGGATATAAAAGAACTTACAAAAGATATAGAAAAATTTGTTATAGAAGGTAAGGCAAAGGCAGCATCAAATATTCAATTTTCTCTCCAATATCGAAGCCCTTACTGGACAGGAACATTTAACGCTTCCTGGAAAATACAGAAAGGTAGACCAGTAGATGCAATCAAACCCAGAAAAGAAAATCAAGGGTATCGAAGTGGTATAAGAGCACCAGAAAAAGGACCAATAATAAAGACCTCCCTATCGGAAGCACTTTACATAGGTAATGAAACTGAGTACGCTGGCTTCGTTATTAACAGAATGAGAACTTTAAATTCTGATGACACAGTTCAGTTTTATGAAGATCTGTTCAGTATGAGCCCAAAAGCAGATACGAGCCCAATACCCAATGATCCTGAATGGTATTACTACTACATTGGTACAGAGGAGATTGAGTTTGATATAGATAACGCATTTACCAGTTTAGGCTTGGGCTATGCTGGTTTTTCTGCCGAAAATAATTATTAGTAAAGACAATAATAGCGACTTAAGTTATACTACAAGAATAGATATTATTTTTTATGTCAACAGAAAGAGCAATCGACAAACTGAGAAAAGCGTTCAGTGTCCAAGAACGTAGTAGTTACTCCATGTTTAAAGGAGAAGAACTTATTCTTAAGATATACTGGTCGCCTCTTACAATAGCTGACAGAGATACAATAAACAGTACATTAATAGCTATGAACAAGGGTCAGGAAGAAGGAAGTTTAGACTTTGCTCTTCAGGTAATCCTTACGAAAGCTGAAGATGAATCAGGTGCAAAAATGTTTACAACGGGAGATCTACCCGCATTAAGAAGAGAAATACCTATGTCAGTATTGATAGATCTTATGACCAAGATGCAGAGTATGGGCGAGGAGGAAAGCCCTGATGCCGTAAAAAGCTAAAATAAAGGAGGACAACTTTACATATTTACAATTCTTTGTAGCCGAAAAATTAGGATATACACTCAAAGAAATGCAGGAAAAAATGTCTGTAAAAGAACTATATGGTTGGAACGCTTACTTTACCCTTAAGTCTGAACGTGAAGAAGAAGCATACGAGAAGGCAAAAAGACAGGCTCAATATCGCAAAGTACGCTAAACTTCTAATATCCGTACTTTCTGCAAGAATCAGTGGCAACCGAGTATCGCGTAAATATACAACTTAATACAGAAAAGGTAAAAGCAGACCTAAAGACCATAAAAACCGAAATAGATAAATTAGGCAGAGTAAATTTAGGAACGAACCAGAAAACACAACAATCTGAAGCCAAAATAACTAAGAGTAAGCTCGCACAGCGAGTAGCGATGGCTGAAACTAGACGAGTTGGTGATCTAGTTCAAAAAGCAGCAGATCAAGGTTTAAAAGTAGCAAGAGCTAAAGAAGCAGTAGATAAATCAGCTTTATTAAACGCTAAAAAAGAATTTAAAGAGTCTAAGGCAGTCTTAAAACTAGCTCTTGATGAGTTGAAAATACAGAGATCAATAACAAAAGAAAAAGCACAACAGGCAAGATTAAGTGGCAGATCTATGGCTGGCGGACCATTTACCAGCACAGGTATCACATCTTCAAGATTTGGAAGTGTAGGTCAGGCAGGATCGCCAAGATTTATTGCAAGCAGAATTGGAATGGTTCAAGGACCACAGCCAGCAAGTGTAGATGTTAAACCATCTGGACCTATTTCTTCTCTAACACGCTTAACAGCAAATACACCTTTAGGTCTTAGTGGTGTACAGGCTTTCCCTATTACAAGAGATCTAGGTACATTTGGTCCTAAAAAACCATTTATAGGACAGACAACAGGTTTTGGTCGTGTACCTGTAGGTGGTAGATCAGATTTAGTGGGTTCTCCAGCAAACTTACTTCGTGTAGCCAAAGAAAATGCAATGCCTGTAAAGGGTTTTGAGTTTTTAGCTGGAAGTCCTGCATATTATGAAAAAGTCAATAAAGATATTTTAAAAATAGCTAAGTCTAAAGGGAATGTTCTGCCTGTCGGTGGAATGAAACACTTAGTCGGTTCTCCAGCATATTTAGAAGATCAAGCTAAACAACTTAAAAAACTAAGAGGTGCTCCTACAGGATTTACAGCAGCAGAATTTGGTCCACAACAACCGATGCAAGGTCCAGCTTTCCCCACAGGAGCAGCCCAACCACTTAATATTGATAGCCGAGGAAATCTGTTACCTGGTCCACTAGGAAGTAGACAGATCAGAGCTAGATTATCAAGAACACTGGCTAGAAATAGAGGGCCAGCATTACAGAGTGCTGCAATAAGTGGTGCATTTCCTCTGTTATTCGGTCAAGGTCCATTGGCTGCTTTAGGTGGTGGACTTGGTGGCGGACTTGGTGGGGCGTTTGGCGGACAGATGGGAGGTTTTGCAGGAGGTCTAATTGGAACGGCTGTAGTATCTGGTGTTCAAAGTTTCGTCAACTCAATAAAAGAACTGGGATCTGCACTCGATCCAGTAAACGGAAGTGCATCTCAGGCGATACAGCAATTAGGGTTTTTAAATGGTGCTAGAGCTAGAGAAATTGCTCTAATTGAAAAGCAACTGGGTAAACAAAGTGCCTTAGCAGCAGTCAGAGAGGAAATGATACAAAAGTTAGGAGCACCCCAAACACTCGCCCTTCAGGAAACAGCTAAAGATATAAACGGTTTTACGAAGGCTATACAGGAGTCAATGACGCAGTTTAAAGCTAATACTGCAAAGTTTATGAAAGATATAACACCTGGTTCGAGTGTAGAGTCAAATCTTGTAAACAGGGCCGTAAGACTAGATCCTGAATCTGATTTGTCTAAGGAATTTTTGGCGAATGTAGCAGCATCAGAATCTATAACTGGTAGGAGTCTTGACGCATTAATTGCAGGTTTTACAGAGCAAGGTTTACCTGGAACTACGCCTTTTATAACTAGAGAGGGTAAAAAAGAGCTAAAGAGATTGAAAGCAGAAAGAGATATTATGAGGGTAAAACTAAGAGCATTGGGGATTGAGAATAAAGTAAGTGAATTAATTAAAGATACAAATGTAACTTTTATGGAACAATTAAGTATTAGAAACACTGCTTTGGGTCTTGAAAGTAGGGTTCTAGAACTCAGGTCTAAGGGTATAAATCCTGCTATAGCTAAAGAGATGGCTATGTTTGAGAGAATAAATGCGGATACTGTTACAGGTCTACAGTCTGAGATAGATTTGAGAAAAAAAGTTCTTGAGACTCTAACTGATGATACTAAAAAGCAAATACAGGAAGATGAAATAAGGGGTCTGGAAAAGAGTTTAACTATTCTTAAGGATCAAAATAAGGAGAGAATAGATGCAATTAGAAATACGATGGAGTTAAACATGAGAACCGAACTGGTTGTTTCTTCTGCTGAAAAGTTAAAGCAAACACTTGTTACAGACTTAGGTAATGGAATTAAAGAGTTGATAAGGGGAACATCTACATTAAATGATGTTATGAGAAGTGTTCTTGATAAGATGATTGATGCTGCATTAAATATGGCAATATTCGGCAATGCAGGAGGAAGTTTTATGCCTGGACTTGGACTTCTGGGTTCAATATTTAAAGCAGAAGGTGGGCCTGTAAAACGAGGTGGTAGTTTTATTGTTGGAGAACGTGGTCCAGAACTATTCACACCTGGAGTATCAGGTATGATTACACCCAATCATGCTCTTGGGGGTTCTACAAGTGTAGTAG